TGGTCGTGCCCCCCAGTAAGTGAGGACTCGACCAGACGGGAGCTTGCATCGCAGAGCGTCCTTGTCCTTGTGGTACTTCACGCCACACGGGATGCTGAACGTCTTGCCGGGGGTCTCCAGTGCGTTCTTGGCGGCGGTCTCCACGTCACGCCACAGACGAGGGATGGTCGGCGAGGCTTGCCGCCACTGGGTGACGATGTCCTGCATTTCCTCCTCGCTCAGACCCATCTTGTCCGCGCCGAACGCTTTGAGTGCGCCGACCCCGCCCTGATAGCCCAGAGCCAGTTCAGCGATTTTACCCTTTTGTCTGAGGTGTCCGTTCACGCCATGCTTGACCACAGGCACGCCGAACATCTTGGACGCAGACGCGCAGTAGATGTCTCCGCCGTCAGCGAATACGTCCATGCGCCACTGCTCTCCCGCGAGGTAGGCAATGACACGCGCCTCGATAGCGGCGTAGTCAGACACGAGGAACGTGTGCCCCGGCTTGGCTACGAGCGCAGTACGGATAAGCTGACTGAGCGTGTCGGGCACGCTGTCGTAGAGCATCTCAAGCATTTCGAGGTCGCCCGCCTTGACGATCTCTCGTACCTCGCCGATATTGTCGAGGTGGTTCTGCGGGAGGTTTTGAAGTTGGATGAGCCGTCCCGCCCATCTGCCCGTACGCGCCGCGCCGTAATACTGCGTCAGCCCTCGTACACGGTGGTCGTTGCACGCCGCCGAAGCCATCGCCTCGTACTTCTTGGTCGAGGTCTTACCGAGTAACTGTCTCAGTTCGAGGGCACGTCTGACAGTCGGACTGGTCACGCTCTTGCGGAGGTCGCTGACCGTCGCCTTGTCCACCTTCTCACACTCGACCCCTGCCGCCGCTAACCACTCCTTGAGCTGCGCGACACTGTTCGGGTTCTCAAGACCTGTCAGCCGCTTGAGCTCCTCGGTATGCTCCTTCTTGAACGCCTTGTCGACCGCGATAGCCGACTTGACCATGTCGAGGTCGACCATCACACCGCGCTCGTTAATCCGCGCGTCCAACGCCCAGACCTTCCGCTCGAAGTCGGTCGCCTTGTAATTACTCAGCCTGTAGTAGATAGCCTGACAGACCTCCACGTCGCGCCGACAATACTCCTCAAAGCGTAGCCATTTACTCAACGAGTGTTCCCGTAGATTGCGGGTGCGCCCTCCGTTCGAGATGGTCGGCTTGCAGGGCTTGCAAAAGTAGTTAATAAGAAGCGTACCTTCCTTAATCTTCTGGTCTTTCAGACCAAGTGCTGCTCCTGCCGCGTCAAGTGACAAAGGCAGACCGTTGTACGCCGCGAGAATCATCGTGTCTTCCCACTGCTCTGGCGGCATGTACTTGCCAAAGTATTGATGGAACGCGGCTCGCTCAAAGGCGGAATTGTGTGCCACCTTCACCACAGACGGGTCGGTCAAAGCGTCGATAAACACTCTGAAAAATTCCCACCCTAATGCGGTATCGGGGCGGAATACGTTTACCACGCCGTCGTCCCACGCGTACGCTATGAGGATTATGTCGAAATCAGGGGCCTCCATATACTTGAAGGCCCCAGACTTGGAAATGTCGACGCTCGAATAGGTTTCAATATCTACGAACAGAGTTCGCTTAGGCGAAGAAGTCCTCACCGTCATCACCGTCCAAAGAGTCGAACGCGCTCAGAGCATCAGAACCGAAACGTTCACCGTCCGCGAAGAACTGTACACCGTTGAGGTACGCCTTGACGCCCTTCTTGAGCTTGCCGAACTCGTAACCACCGATGCCGAGGAGGACGTTAATGTAACAGCCGGAGTAAATCTTGCCGTCCTGTTCGGTCAGCGCAGACTTGTTACGGTCGACCACGAGCGGGCGACGGGAACTGTTCGCCGTCAGAATGTAACTGTTCGCGTACTCAGGGTTCTTCTCGCTCAGAACCTCACCGTTCTGGTTCGTGTCCTTGTCGCCGTCCTTGAGCGCACAGGTGACACCCTTGGGCCATGCGTTACCGTTGAACAGGGTCGGGAACTTTTCCGCGCCCGCCTCGACGAACGCCTGTTTGAGAGCCGCCAGTTCGGAATGGTCTTTCGGGATAATCAGAACCGCACTGTACTTCGCGTCCTGACTATCGTCGAACGCGGACGGGGTGAAGATGTGCTCATAGGAAAGTCGTACGTTGTTCAGTTTGATGTTCTTGCTCATTTTGTCATTCCTCCAGATTATTAAATTCGTTTACAGGGCTGTATGGTTTACGTTTGTCGCTCTCCAGAGCGATAACGGGAGAGCCAATAGTGCGCTCGGTTTGACCAATCTCAAGCAGTTCGGCTGCGCGTTTCTTTCCGAACGCTCTTTCCATTGCGGCGGGACTAAGAAGTTTAGTTTCGGTAATCTCGTCGCGAGAGCAACCGTTCGCAATCAGGGCGTTATAGGCTTTCACCTCGTCCGTCCACTTGCGGTTGCCGGGTTTGCCCGCCACGACCTTATAGCCGGGGATCGTCTCGCCACTCAGCATGTCGGACAGGGCTTGCTCCTTGACGCGCTTGAGCCAGAGCGTAATGAGCGGCTCTTTCTCCAACACGTCAGCCACTTCAAACGGGGCGAGAACGCCCACGCCGATAGTCATGTTTCGATGTGTGACGTACTGCATACACAGGTTCGTCAGTTCGCGGCACTTGCCCGCGTGGCGGCAGAACTTACACCACTCACCTGCGGCAAAGTCACCCTTGCCGTCCTTCGCCAGTTCGGCGGTAGGCTTGACCTTATCCTCGCCCCATTTGAGCAGGTCGCAACTGTCCAACTCGCACACGCTGTTGTTATTGATGCGCGGCTGATAGATGTGGAGTCGGACGGTGTCGATGTCGTAGGCGAAGCCGTAGTCGTTCAACGCGCCGAGACCGTAAAGCATCTCCTGCGGGTTGTCAATAGCGGAGACAGGGACACCCTTGCCATACTTGTAGTCGAAGACATCCATCTTTCTGTCTTGGATGACAATACAGTCCGCCGTTCCGAAGCCGCCCTCGACCCACGGCGAGAAGTCTACTCTCTGTTCCAACAGCACCAGAGCGTTCGGGCTCGTGATGTACTCCTCGATGTAGTCGGCGTAACCCTCGGCATACTCAATCATTTCCCTTGTCGCGTAGTCAGGCAGTTCTTTCTCTTCACCGAGTATGCGCCTACGGGCGATGACCTCAGCGACCTCGTGGGCTTGTGTGCCCTCCAGCGCGTAAGGCGACTGACCTGACTCGGACGGGTAGAGCTCAGAAGCCACGGCGGACGGCGGGCAGTGTAGCCACCTATCCGCGCCGGACGCGCTGAGTAGGGCGTGCGCCCTCTTACTGTGATTTACCATGCAGTCTCACCCGCTCTCCCGTGCAATAGTTCTGGAACTTCTTCGCCATCGCCGCGACTTGGATAGCCTCGGCGGCAAGCTCACGGGCACAGATTTCGACGCGGTATGCGTTGCAGTCCGCCTCGTTCAGTTCGTCCGTCTTGATAGCCGCCCACATCTTTCTGACGAGCTCCTCCAGTTCAGACAGTGCGAAGCGGGATTCGTCCACCTCTTCGAGCAGGACAGCATAGCCCTCATGCGCACTTCGGAACGGCGGGTATACGCGGTTCGACGCTTCGAGTTCTTCCGCCACCAGAGCGGGCAGTTTGCTCATTGCGTTATTCATGATGTTCGCACCCCTCTCTACGTTGTTTTTCTACTATTGCAGACCTGCGTGCCTCGACCGCAATCCAGTCACGTTGTCTGCTCATGTATGCCTTGAATCTTTCTCTCTCCTCGACGAACTTCTTCCAGTCCGAACAGCGTTCGACGTTGTGACAGTTCGGCTCAAGTGTCCGACGTTTGCAACCCATGCAGGGACTCAGCACTTTTTCTTAGCCTCCTCGACACGGTCGAAGGGTTCGTTGAAACGGAGTCTGAGACCAATCTTGTCGTACACTTCGTCAATCAGTTCGGTACTGGTCAGCGTGTTCACCGTGTGGAAGTCGAGCCTGTTGAGCAGTCGGGTGCATCGGGTACGTCCGAACTTAAACAGTTCATGCGCCGCCAGAGCGGTAGCCGCGTACACACTGCGCACCATTGGCTCGGAGGCGGCTTTGAACCCATCGTTGAACCCCTGCTTGTACTCACGCGCAAGGTCGGCGGGCGAGATGCCCTGTTGCATCAGACGTTCAAGACGCGCCTCCTTGGTTACAGGCAGTCGGTCGTCGAGGTTCTTATACTTTTCCAGCTTCGCTTGCGCCCTGCGCTGTTGCCTGTTTGCCACGGGTCACGCCTCCTCTCGGATTACCGCACGTTCTACGTCCTTCGGGGCAAGGCTTACCCTGCTGACACGCCGCGCCGCTCTTCTTGAAGAGCATAGGAGCGACACCCAAGCACTGCCGACGCATCTCGTCAGCGAGTTCGCGGATTTCCCACTGCGCCCGATTGCAACACCTCAAAGCAAAGAAGTGCTTGAGTTCGCGCACGTTCATTGTTACCATAAGGTTGCAGACCACGCCCTGCGGGATGAGGTAACGAGCATCCTCTTCGGGCACACCATCGCGCACCATCAGGGTATACACAGCGAAGTTCTCCTGCATGCGCATGTTAAACGCCTGTTCCCATCCGCGCTCCTTGACGCTGTCCGGCACGACCCACTCGTGCGCCACGCCGCAGTAGCGTTGACTTTGTACGGAGAAAGAAGCGAGGCGATGTCTCGTGAACTGCGCCAACAGCACACGCGATACGCCTCTGATCTCAAAAGTAAACACGGCGTGTTCCGCTATGCTCTCGTGTCCAGATGCAAGCGCACCTCGGAGGGACGCGTAGGGTTCTTCACTGCCCGTGCATAGGGCGGCGGCTTCACCGCAGATGGTTTCGGGGTCGGTCGTGTATCGTCTCAAGATAACGTCCATTGTCAGTCCTCCTTGTCGGACAGGCTCAACGTGAACACCTGCCACGTCTTGCCGAATCTCTTCCAGTCAAAGCGTTCGTCGGGGTAGAACACGGCGACGGAGTCGTAGAAGCCTCCGAAGCTACGCAACCAAATCTGCGTCTTACCCGTCCACAGGTCTCGTATGGCTACGAAGCCACGGTACATGTCGAACGTGAGCTCCTGCGCCGTCAGTTGGCGACCGAGTCGGATGACTTCGCCAGTCGGTTGGATGCCGAGGAACTTGAGGAGCTTACTCATTCCATTGCCTCCAGTTCCACGTACTTACTGAGCCACCAGTGCGCCTTGCGAACGTCCTCTGCGCCGTTCTTCTTCTTGTGGCGGAGCAGGTATTCGAGTGCGCTACACACGCAGTGGCTCATGACCGCCGCCTTGCCCTGCGTCGCGATTTCGATGTCGATGACTTCGAGACCGCTCGGAAGGTCGTAGTGCTTCGGGCTGTTCACCATGTCGGGCTTGTCCGACTTGTTGGGCACTTCACCCACGAGCCGCGCGATGCACTGCTCTAACTCACTGTCGGTGTAGTCCGCCCACGGCTTACAGTCGTAGGGGTCGGGGCCGTTCGGAATGCCCGCAGGGCAGTCAGAACAGCCGGGACAGTGCATGACGTTACAGCAGTAGTCGTCGAGCATGTCGACCATTTCATTACGTGTCATTGTCCTATCTCCTTACTTCTTGCGACCCATCTTCGCGAGAGTCAGGATGGTCACACAAATCATAAAGGTAATAACGATGCTCTCCATGCTCACACCTCCAAAGCGTTGAGGCGTTCCATGACCTCAGCCAGTTTGTCCTCGGCGATCTCGCTCACCTTGTCCGCGTACTCCTTGACGATGTTACGGACTGCGTCTCGCTTGCCAGTGGTCGGCGCAGCCAACCTCTGCACGAGTGCCTGTACCTCGTCACGAGTGACGATCGGTGTCTCCTCGACCTGTACAACTTCCACGGTCGTCTCGGTCTCGATGACCGTCTCCCTGTTTTGAAGAGCGGCGAGTATGTCGTCCAGTCTCTTCCTGTCCTCGGCGCATAACTCAATCGTTATCGTGTTCGCCATTTTGTTTTGCCTCCCTTATGTACTTACGGGTCTCACTTGCAATGATTTTCAAAGCGCGTCGTGCCCGTTCGGTTCGTTCTTGCTCAGTCAGCACAGGTCGGTAAATGTTGACCGTGCAGTTCTTGAGTTTGAGTGTTTTGTCCAGTATGTACTCGTCCACACTCTACCTCCTAACCGTAGTTGCGTGTCGCGCAACTTATTCTGCAAAAAAAATAGCCTCCTTGAGTTCAAGACTCCTGATGTCAAGCAGTTCGCACAGGACTGCAATCTGACTTGCCTTGAACTCGGACTTGCCACTCAGACAGTTAGAGAAGCCTACGCGCGTAAGACCGATTCTCTCCGCGAGAAAAGACTTTTTGAGCCCAGACTTCTTAATAACTGCGTTCAACATCTCAGTGTTTGTCACGCTCTCACCTCCTTGTATTTCACAGTTGCGTACCGCGCAACCGCAAAATAATTATAAACTCACATTTAACAAAACGTCAATAGAATATTAAGAAAAATTAAAATTTATTTAATGAATTAAAAGTTGCGTTTCGCGCAACCGAGGTGTATAATGTTAGATACAAAGGAGGTGTCATATAAATGGCTTCGACTGAAAATTTAGTATTGGCTGAAAAAATCAAAGAAAAACGGATGGCACTCGGTTGGACTCAGCCCCAACTCGCCGAGCGCATAGGGTGTAACAAGTCCACTATCTTACGAATCGAAAGGGGTGAGCACGACCTCACACAGTCGCGCGTAGCAGAGTTCGCCAGAGTGCTCGGTACGACTCCCGGCTATCTGATGGGTTGGGAAGTCGCTCCCGAAGAAGCGGGTTCGACTGCGGCTAAAGTGCTCAAGAATCCTGAGCTCTACCAGTTCATTCAGAATTACTTGGGTCTCGACGAGGCGGATCAATACTCGCTACGTCTCATGGCGAGTTCACTCGCGGCGAAACAAAAAAAAGACTAACACCATCAGGCATCAGTCAAGAAGTTCTTGCAGGAATGACAATACCAATCGAAGATGGTAGTCGTCCATATCTTTTAACAGCTTTAGAATCTCACATTTTGTCTCTGTCATAGTAGTACCACTCCTGTTATACGGGGCAAGGAACGCGTGTTCCTGTTGTTATACTACAATAGCAATTCAGAAAAGGCAATACAATAATAAGTATTCGCAATAGAAAGAAAATTCACCCAGAGAGGGGCACACACCATGCCACACCAACATATAATGTACCTGCGTAAGTCCCGACAGGACGACCCGCGCGAAACCATCGAGGAAGTTCTGACCAAACACGAAACGCTCTTGCAGGAATACGCTCGTCGAGAGTTCGGCAGCCCCATCCCCGAAGAGAACATCTACCGTGAGATTGTCTCCGGCGAGTCTATCGAGGAACGCAGAGAGTTTCAGAAAGTGCTACGCCGTATCGAAGACCCTAACATTATCGGCGTACTTGCCGCTGATGTCAGCCGTTTCTCGCGCGGCGAACTGGTTGACTGCGGACGCGTGATTGACGACTTCCGCTACTCTCGCACCAAGGCGATTACGCTCATGACTACCTTTGACCTCGAAGACAAGTATCAGCGTCGTTTCTTTAAGGACGAACTGCTCCGAGGCAACGACTACTTGGAGTACACGAAGGAGGTCTTATGGCGCGGACGTGTGGCGGCATCTAAGCGCGGTTGCTTCGTTATCCAACACGCCAACTATGGCTACGACCGTATCAAGGTCGGCAAGGACTGGACGTTAGAACCGAACGACAAAGCCGAGTACGTCAAGCTCATGTATCACTGGTGCGCAGACGAGGGCGTTGCCGTACGTGAGATTGCCCGTCGGTTAAACGGCATGAACCTGCCGTCCCCGCGAAACACGCTTTGGTCTGAGACGGTTGTTAAGCGCATACTAACCAACGTGGTCTACACGGGTCGCATCAAGTTTAACGAGTACAGTTGGGAGAAGTTTAAGGACGAGGGCGAATACGTGGTGCGCAAGGTCAAGCAGAAGGACGAAGACATCGTACTTGTCGAGGGGAAACATCCCGCTATCATCGACATCGAGACCTTTGACCGCGCTCAGGAGAGCCTCAGAAGAAGAGCCGACAGTACACACAAAGACCACGAGTTAATCAACGTCTTCGCAGGAATCCTCCGTTGCTCTAAGTGCGGACGAGTATTAAAGCGACAGCCTAAAGGCAAGGCGGGTGTGTACTACACTTGCGCGAAAGATGTCGGCGGTGTCTCAACAACAGCGTGTATGAAGTCTGTAAAGGCGGACAGAGTGACCGACGCAATCACGGAGGCACTGGAGCAAGTCGAACTACCCAAGCTCCAAGAAAAACTGGAGAGCGGTGAGGGTAACGCGGCGGTGATTCAGAAGCGGATCATCGACAACCTGACTAAACAACTCGCAGAGTATCGCCAGCAGGAGGAGAACCAATACGAACTCCTTGAGACTGGGCGGTACACACCAGAACTGTTCGACCGTCGAAATAAAGCCCTTCGTGAAAAGATGGCGACGTGCGAACAGGAGATAAAAAAGGCGCGGGATAACATGCCCAAGAACGTCGACTACCAAGAACGGATAGTCACCCTCGAAGACGCTATCTCCGCGTTGAAAGACCCTGACATGTCCGCCAAGTCGAAGAACCGAAAACTAAAGGCGATTATCGACCGCATCGAACTGACCACAAGCGGTACGGGTCTTCGCACAGACAGTATTCATTTGGACATACGTTTACGCTTCTAAATTTTTTTGTACACTTGTGGGTATCGTGCAACGCTTAGTGAATCAAGTGTATCACGATACCCACTTCACGAGGAGGGGCAAAAGCCCTTCTTTTTTTATTTTCTAAAAGGACTTTCCGCCTAAACAAAAAAGAGGGAAGGACATCATTGTCCCTCCCTTTTCGCGTCCCACAGTTCCAAGCACGAAACTCGGTATCACTGCGTTTGGCAGACGCGCATATTCTACCACAGTCCACGCACCCTGTCAAGATTATTTTAACAGCGCAGTCCACGTATCACGTCCGACCACGCCATCCACACTCAGCCCTTCCGCTCTTTGGAACTCTTTGACCGCTGATGTCGTTTTCGACCCGATGATACCGTCGACACCTCCGCAGTTATAACCCGTCCCGTTCAAGATGCGCTGGAGGGTCTTGACCTGCTCACCGCGACTGCCGCTCCTCAGCATGCTCAGTTCGATTACCACAGTATCACCACCCGTCTTTGAGGACTCTTCGACCTTCGGCACTTCGACCTGTACGCCGTCGAGCACGCCCGGCAGTGCCGCCCAGTGCGTCCACGTACGGTCGGCTACCTTGGTCTTGACTACGCCATACTTCGCACCTCTCGCCTCGACCGCGTAGCCGCCGCCGATATAAACGCCCGTGTGCGTCATAATGCCGCTACCGTTAATGTGGTAGAGCAGAACACCCACCACGTCGGGCAGAGAGTCGATCTTGCCCTTCTGCGCCCACGCCGTCTTGTGCCACTGACTGTTCGCGCCGCTGACGAGCTCCTGACCCGCCGCCTTGCAGGAGTAGCGCGTAAGCTGTGCGCAGTCGTAGGCTTGCTTGCCCTCCCACTTACAACCCGCGCACGAGTCCTGCTTGCCCGACAGTACGAGGCAGTTCTTGTAGATGTTATTCTTCTGGTCGGGGTACGCGGTCGCCCGCTCTTTACGGAAAGCGGCGGAGCACCTCTTCTCACCGTAGCCGCCGTAGATGTACGCGCAGCCGAGCTTGCTCACCGCGTAGTCCGCGATTGCCTGTCCTTTTGCCGTAGCCATAACTACACCTCCATACAAAAATAGAGGGACGGTCGCCCGCCCCTCCGTATTGTTTTACTTCGTCATCTCGTATACGTCGATGTCCGCAACCTCTTTCGACTTGAGGGCGTGCATGACGTTGTCCGCCTTGATAGCCGCCGAGGTGAAACTGTTATTCTTCCACCACGCCCACAGAGCCGCTACGACGGTGAAGAGGTAGGAGAGACCTTCGGTAATCTCCTCCGCCTCGAACGGGAGCGGGCTCTTACCTGCGATGGTGAGTGCCTGATTCACAAGCGCGACGACCAGTACGATGGTACGAATGATGGTTTCCTTCTTGACTTGCATAAACTTACGCTCCTCTCTTCTCGGTAGGCAAAGCCATAAAACGGACGTGCAGGTCATCCATTACGCCGTTCGGGCCTTTGATAGCGTGGTACTGCTCCCACAAATTTTCAAAATTCTGCTTGGCGTAAATCGGTGCGTACCCCCGCTCCCCCCACTTGTTGTAGTCACTAATCATCTGGGCGCGGAGGAGGGCTTTTACACCCATCCTCACACCCTTAATCTGGTTGAGTAAATACTTGACTGCCGCCGCCAGAATGGCAGGAACGCCGAGGAGGCAGAGCCACTGGTAAAGGGTAATCTCGTTCAACGGTATCGTCCTCCCTTACGCGTAGGACAGCGTAAAGACCGCCGCCTCGTTTGTCACCATAACAGCGTACGTCTTTCTCAAAAGAGTACGCGCACCACTCGTAGTCTCTACCGACTGAGCGGTCGCGGCTTTAACACCGTTCCCCGACGAGTTAATGCTAAAAAAGTCGGACGTAAGGTACTGAATCTGTGCTGCCACCGTCACCGTACTGCCAACAGGCACTCGTACAGTAACCTCGCTACCATAGAACGACTGACCGACAACTTCGCCCTGTTCGGAGAAACACCACAAGGTCGCCTCGCCAACCGCTGACACGGGGAGATAGGACTCTCGCTCAAAATTAAACGTGACTGTTGCCCACTTAATGATGCCGTCGATTTCGGCGGGCATAGCGTCGAGCGTCAACCCTTCGGTCTTTCCCGTCTTAGCGCGGATAGCGTCGGCAATGGCTTTCAGCTTATCAGTAAGTGCCATTCTCAATCACCCCCATCAAGCCGTTGATGTAGAGCTTCGTGTCGGCTACATAACTGACCGTCATGTGCGCTCTTTCGCTGTTGTACACCACGGTAGTCGGGTAGAAATTGCGGAGCACAGCGAACTGGTCTGCGGAAAGTTCGGTCTCGACAGGCTCGGCAAGAATCGCATATAGGGCGAATGGATGCGCCGCCACCCACTCTTTTACCTCCGCGACAGTCGTATTTTCCCCGTTCACACCCAAAGAGTCGAAGCGGAAATATACATAGGTGGAGTTGTAATAAAATCCATTTTGCGCAAACGAATTATATACAGAGCCGATCGAACACAAACCCGAACCACCCGCTTTTAATCCCGAATACATAATTCGGAAATAACCGTTAAGTGTCTGATATTCTTCCGAGCCGTCAAATTCCAACCGTTCAACACGCCGCACATACTTCGCCTTGCCCGTCGCCGCGTCATACTCGATGCTGTCCGCGACCCACTGCTGACCGTTTTTGTCGGTATAGTTGCCGCCACTCGTGACAGGTACACCGTGCAGACCGTTCGGCGCGTTCACGATCGTTCTGAACGTCACGGGTTTAACTACCTCGCCGACGGTCAGCGTCGCCGCGTCGGTAAATACCGTGTTGCCGTTCGCGTCCGCAACCGCGCAACGGTACTTATAACCATTACGGTGCGATTCAACGGGCATGGAAAATACAGGAGTGTTGTACCCCGTCTGGCTACTATTCGCCCACGCAGACCCTTTGTTGTCCTGCCACTGCCACTGATACACCAACCCTGTGCCTGTTGCTTCGGTTCGGAACACCGCAATACCGCCAACGGGTGCGGTCACGTCCGCAGGATTCAGAATAAGCTGAATCGCGGGTGTAGTGTCACCTACCGTAGCCATCACTGTGTTGGTTCGCACCGTGTTTCCGTACACGTCCGTGATCAAGCAACGGTACAAATACCCGTTGTGATATGACCTCGCCGAAAGCGTCAGTGTGTCGGTTGGCCCACTCGCCATAGTGCTGTTCGACCAGTTTTTACCGCCATTCATGCTTACTTCCCACTGATAGGACAGATACTCACCTTCAGCCCGCGCCTTGAAAGTAAACGTGTCATTCGGTTTTCCCGTCGGCCCAACGGGCTGACCCGTGACGGTAATGGTCGGAGTCTTATCTGCCGTTACCACACCGACCTTGCCGTCCTCCGCGAGACTGACCAACGCGACAGGCGCGTCAGGAGTCGGCGTGCCGTTCTGCGTAGTGCGACCGTATACAGTGAGACCACGAATCCTTCTCTCTGCGCTGTCTTCAAGTACAAGCGTGCTACCCTTCGCGTCGTTAATGATTGCGCCCGCGTCAACACGTTCATCGATATAGGTCTTCGTGTCCAAGACGTATGCGACTTCCATGTGCGCACCTGCGCTGTTGTACACCGTAGTAATCGGACAGTAACTACGAAGTGCGGCGAACTGGTCAGCGGACAGTTCGGTCTCTACGGGCTTGGCAAGCGGATAGACAAATTCAATCGGGTTCTGCGCAAGCTGGGCTTTCCATTCGTCTACCGTCATCCCTTCACTGGGTTTACCGAAGCAGATGTTGGTTCGCGTTCCACCCTGACGCATTTGATTGACAGACAATTTCGCCATAGAGACCGTCTCTTTAACGTTGACGTGCCTGTTACTCATGATCGTTGTCAATTCATTCAAACAGTCAGGAACAGAAACATGGAACGCGCCCGTTATAGACCTCCAAGATGTCTCGCTACCGTCCAACATTTGGACTCCGACCCGGCGTACATACTTCGCCTTGCCCGTTGCCACATCGTAATCGATAGTGTCCGTGACCCACTGCTGACCGTTTGCATCCGTATAATTGCCGCCACTGTCGACGGTCACACCGTGAAAACCGTTCGGCGTGGCGACGGTCGCGGTCTGGACGGTTACAGGGTTTTCGGTTGCGGTCGTATTGCCGATAGTAACCCTTACTGTTTCAGTTGTTACCTTATTCCCGTTTTTGTCTGCTACATCACAACGATAGATATTCCCCGCCCGTGCTTCCGTCACGTCAAACGTCAGGGTTTGTGTGGTCGCACCATCCCAATACAGTTTTCCCCAAGTCGTGCCGCCGTCCGCGCTATATCGCCACTGATACGTCAGCCCGTCACCCACCGCGTCAACGTGAAAAACGACGTTCGCACCCACTGGCGTGGTCACGTTTCTCGGCTGGCTAATGATCGTGATGTGGTCACTACCACCTTCGACCACACCTGCCTTGGCGGAAACCTTCACGTCTCCGTCCGCGCCCATGGTCACAAGCGGGATCGGCGCACTCGGCGTAGGCGTGCCGTTCTGTGTGGTCTTGCCGTAGAGCATGACCTTGCGCAGTTTGCGGTCAGCACTATCGGACACGGTGATTACGTTGCCGCTCACGCCCTGCGTGACAGCAGGAGTCGCCGCGTCCATGTCCGCCGCAACGGAGTTAGCGCGGTCAGCGGCGGCGTTAGCGTTGGCGGTCGCGGTAGTAACACCTGCCATCGCCGCAGTCGCGGTGTCCGCCGCCTCTTTCACTTCCTCGAACCACGTCTTAATCTGCTCAGGCGGTTCGCCCGTTGTAGCCGTGGTGGTGCGGAGCACGTTCGTCTCGGTGACTGCGGAGAGCTTACGCTTGCCGGGGGCTTCACCCACGACCTCAAGCGAACCCTTGCCCGCCGTCACCGTGTCGACACTGCTCACGTCCCACACAAGCACCTTGCCGTCCATGTGCGTCTTGGCAGGGTACGCCGCTACACCGTTAGGCGCGGTGACGAACAGACGGAGGGTGAGGTTGGGCCAGAACGTGAGCCAACCCGTACAGTCGATACGTACTGCCATTACGCCCGTCTCCGTCTGCCGACCAACGGTCAGAACAGACGGGAGGCGGGTAACGTCATAAGATACACTGTTCATGTTTGCCCCTCCTTTTACTCAGCACCATGCAGAAGTTTGGACATCTGTTCATACAGGACGTTCGCGATGACCTGCATGCCCGCGTCGTTCGGATGGAGAGCCGCGTCGTAAGAGTACGCCGCGAGGTTGCCGTCGTTCATGCCGCTACCATAGTAGAGGTCGGCGACAAGGAATCCCTCGTACCGTGCCACTTCTATAAGCAGGTCGGCGAACTCGTGCAAGTAAACGCCCGCGCTGTTCGCGTCTGCGGAAGATGCAGGTAGGAATCCGTCGAAGCCGTATGCTCTGCGAGGTGTCATCAGAATGATATGAGCCGCAGGGTTGAGACTGCGAATCTTATTCACCATGCGGCGCAAGCACTGCGCGTAGTTATCTCTCGCACTGCCGTCCATGTTCGCCTTGTAGTCAGCCAGCGTGCCGACCGCCGACAAGTTCGTCGAGCCCCAGTCGTTAATGCCGAGAGCGACGGTGTAGATGTCCGCTTTCACAATAGTGTTCACGTCGTAACCGAGCATAGTAACGCCGTTCACGCCGAGGTTCGTAAACCCGCCGAACTCGATCCTGTCTTGCAGTCGCGTCTGATAGCCACGTTCGGGTCTGTTCGACACGCCGCCGTTATCGTCAAGCCACGTAATACTGTCGCCGATAGAAGCCCAAGTTTTAGACGTGGTGAGCTTACTATTGTGCGCCGAGTCAAAGCCGAACGTGATTTCAGTGAAGCAGTCAAGCGCGCCACTCTTACTACCGAACCAGTTAAAGTAGCCGACGTGCGAACTGCTCAACGTCTCAGGGAACGTATAAGTATAACTCGTCTCGCCATACACGACCTTGCCCGTATGGAAAATCTCGTCACCCTGTTTTACGACAAACGCGCAAGCGTTGAACGTAGTCTTCGACTCGAAAGAGACCGACTTTACGCCCGCCATGTTGAACGCCACGCACTGATGACCGCTGTGCGAAGTGATCGTACCGCTCTCGGTCATAAAGCCAGCAGTAGAGTAAATCGGCATACTTGCCAGAGCGACAGTCTCCTTACTGTGCATGAGCATACCAGTCGTACGTGCGGTCAACATGTCAAACTGACTGCGTACCGCATCACCCGCACTGGGGTACGTCGCGCCCTCTGCACTCACTCGAAGGTCGACCACTTCCGCGTCGCCCGCCGTACCACCCGCGACAAGGTTGTCAATTCGAGCGCGTTCTACCGCGACCTTCTGCGACACATCGCCATAAGCGGAGAGCACCTGCTTGTAAACGTCAGGCAGGGGTGTGTACTGCGCCAGACCCGTAATCGCGCCCTGCTCGACGACCAGTGCGACGACCTCGGAGGTGCGAGTGACCGCGCCGGACACGCCGATGATGCCGAAGTAGAGTCGGCCCGCCTCAGCCAGTACCTCGCGCGGGATGACGCACGTATCGCCCTGCATGACTACCTGATAGACCTTGTCCCTGCTACGGTAGAAGATTGCGGTCTTGCCATAGCCCGACCACTTCTCGTCGAACGTCACGTCGATGCAGGTGGAGTTCTCGCCGCCCGAAGCAAGTTTCGGGATGCTTGCCACCTGCAAGGCTTGGTCTACACAGTACGCCTTAATCGTTGTGTACATGTTATTACCTCCTTATTGTGTTAATCGCATCGGAGATTTTGATTTCGTAGTCGATCTTGATGCTCTGACCCGTTCGCTCAAGCTGATTCAGTGTGCTACGGTTACTCGCCACGTCGATGCCCGTCAGCGAGACCAAGTCCTTGCCCAGTACGATAGAGTCGTTACGCGGGTCAAGAAGGTCGTAAGACCGACTACTCAGCAGGAATGTGCCGTCCACGCCGTGCGGCTTGCTCAGTACGCGGACGTTGTCACCCACGCGCAGAGCGTCGATGTTCACGTTCACGTTAGACAGGTCGACCGCCGACAGTTCAAGCGTGGTCACAATCATCTTGCTCACTTCAAGCTGCTTTCGCGCCTTGGTCAGCAGGTTCTTCGCAAGCGTTACGTCGTCCCAGTAGAAGGGGCGGGCGATAGTACCTCTCAGAGCGACAGCCTCGTCGTCCTTGATGTAAAGTAAACCACCGTTTACACTTGCGATGGTGACACGCTCACCCGTCTCCTCGTTCTTCGCGCCGTACGGGTAGATGACCGTAGCGAGGTCGGGGTTCTCACCTGTTCGAGAGAAGTTCAGCAAATTCTCGCCGAACTCAATCGTCTGACCGCTCGTGTCGTCGAGAGATCCGAGCCAGTTAATCACGCGCTGACCGTCAGGGTCGGTCGTGAAGACGATGTAACCGCCGACGTACTCGACCAACTTGTCGATAACGTCCGACACCTGCGATGCTTCTTCGCACTCGATCCACTGGTAGTCGTTCGGGTCACGCGCCGTAATCTTGCCGACGCGGAACTGCTTGAACGGTTCGACCTGCGCGTTATAGCGTCGGATTGCGTCGGAGAAGATGACACGCGGGTCGACCTGATACTTGTACGGCTGCATGACCGCGTCGGACAGGAAGCACCGCTCACCCTCGCAGGTAATCGTCCTCTGGTTATAAAAGTTATCCGTCGGATAGAGAGCGCGACCTCGGAAGACAGTCTCTCCATTTCGACGGATTTCCACTATCGTACGATAGCTCGTAAACGCGTTGTAGGCAGGATGGTCGGGAGGCATGACGATTTTCGCCGTGCCTCCCTTGTTTACCCCGACCTCAGCCGTCAGACCGAGCAGTTCGTACCCTTCAAGCATAGGGTCATAGATGAGCGACCCGTCTGCGTACAACTGTACCATTACAGAATCGCCTCCCTGTAGGTGAAGGTGAGGTCGCCGTTGCCACTGTACGTAATGACTGTATTACCTTGCGGCAGGGTCAGGTCGGGCAGTTTATACACGCCTCTGGTAAGCGTCCACGACTTCGTACCGCACGTCAGCCGTACGCGCGAACCGTAGCCGATGACCTCGACTTCGGGCACGAGGATGCGTCTGCCGCTGTTGGACAGTACCGCCATATACTCGGTCGCCAAAGCCATGACGCTAACCTGCTTCACCAACTTACTGTACCGCCACGGTCTACACACCGCCGTCACATTGACCGCCGCGTGCGCCATGTCACTGTACTCCGTCTCAATCTGGAGGCGACCGACAGCGTAGCGGTCAGGGTCGTCGGGGAAGACGATTTCGACCTGCATACCGTTCAGTGTGTTCGCCATCTCAGAGATGAGCGCGTCACGGTCGAGTCGCGTACCATCCGAGCACTCGAATCTCGCCGTCAATTCTCGACTGTTGTAGCGGGGGTCGCCGCCCGTCAGCGAGGTAGACAAGTCGAGGGGGCCTTCACTGCGACCCGGCACTTCGACGTAGTTCGTCTGTGCTTCGGGCTCAGGGAAAGACCAGCCCGTCAGTGTCCAACCGCGCTCCGCCGTGTCGTAATCGCCGAAGACGAAGCCGCGCTTCTTGCGCTTCTTAGGCGTGACGATGACCGTCACCGCCCCGTCCTCGCCTCCAGACGCTTCGCGCGCCGTGACCGTCGCGTACACGTCAGACTGTCCAGACGCGCTATACGAGCCGAGCGTCTCCACGCGGTAGTAGTAAACACCGCCCACAGTGGACGGGCTCTCCACATTACGCGACCCAGAGGTCGACGTGCTCTGCACGTTCTCCACCAGACTGTATGTGCCTCCGACCGCCGTAGAGCGGTAGATTCTATAGCCCGTGATAGTGTTGTAGCCACCGGCCCCTGCACCACTCCACGACAGCGTAACGCGTACGCCGAGCAGAGGGTTCGAGTCGGAGACCTCAACGGTCGTAGGCGCGGTCGGATCAGTGTACGAGCAAAGCGTACACGCCCTACTGGCAGGACTGTCAGAGTGTTCGCCCTTCGCGACGACCGTGAACTGGTAGGCTTTACCCGGCGTGTCGTGCGCCTCCACGTTGAAACGCGTGGTCGCCGCCGTCAGGTTCGCCTCAAGCAGTTCACCGTCGCGGTAGATGTCATAACCCTTGATGGGGTTATTCGCGCCCGCTGTCGCACCCGACCAACTGAGGGCAACCGTCGCGCTCGGCAAAGCGTAGGCAGTCGTCTCACTCTCGACCGTGACCGACGTGGGCGCAGTCGGCGAGGAGAACGTACTGGTCAGCATCGCGTACGTGCCAGACAGGTCACTATCGAGACCCGACGCGCCGAGTGCCTTGACCCTAAAGTAGTACGTCTCACCGTTGCCCGTCGGGGCTGTCACGCCCACACTGGTTGTCACGATACTCGCGTACAAGAAGTACGATCCGTCCACACTTTCGGAGCGGTAGACCTCGTAGCCCGCGATAGCGTTGTTCTCACCCTCGACCGCACCACTCCACGACAGCGTAGCCGTCGCGCCGGGGGCGACGTTGGTTGTACTAATCTGTACCGTCGTCGGCGCGGTGATCGCGGAGTACGAGCACGTCAGTTCCGCATAGGCTACGGACTTCTCACTGTCGAACCCGCTGACTTCACCGACCGTCAGTACCTTGTAATAGTACGCCGTTCCGTTCGTAGTCGGAGCGGAGACCACTACACTGCCCGACGTGGTCGTAGACGACACAGCCTTTAGCAGTTCGTAGTCATCCTCGCTGTCGGTAGAGCGATAGATGTAGTAACCCGCGATGGGGTTGTTCTCACCTGCCGCCGCACCAGACCAAGAGAGCGTTACCTTCGCGCCGGGGGCGGCGGTCTCAGAGCCGAGCGTCACCTTCTCAGGCGCACCACAGTTCGTGTAAGAGACGTACGTGAGCGTGAGCGTTGCAGAGTTGCTTGTTCTCACGGTCAGCTTGTCAGTGCCCGATAGGGTGATCGTGGACAGGTTATTCCAGTCGAGCTGCGTCGACGGCGCACCGCCGAACTTCGCCCACACGCGGTTCTCGCTACCCGTGTTGCAGGTAGACGCGATGGTCGTGCTACTGCCCGCCCCGTCAGTCAGGGTCATTACGGTGTCCGCGTTGTAGTTGTACGTCGATACACCGCAGTACACCGAGAGGGTCGCGTTTGTTACTACCGCACTGTCAGGCAACGTCGCGGACAAACCCGACAAACTGGCGGACGGGTGCGAACTAAATTTCAGTTCAGTACCGAACGAAGCCGTATATGTTACTGTCGCCATACTGCCACCTCCTTAAATCGCACCGCGTGCCGCCAGTAGTCGTCTCTGACCAAGTGCCGCGTCGTACATAGCCACCGTACCGCCGACCAACTGTCTACCGTCGAGACTGATGACCTGTCCCTTCTCGATAGCCGACAGAATCTTGTCGAGCTTGCCGAGCATGGAACTGTCCGTCTGCGCCGTAACCGTCGCGGCAATCTGTGCGCCTCTGTGTTGCAGGTCACGTTCGAGGGCGAGACCGTCGAAGCTCGTACCCATGACCGTGTCGCTCAGACCGCCCATAGCCGCCTCGACCGCACCCTCGCTGTTCTCGATGCCCTGCGCGAGACCAAGACCGATGTTCTTACCAATTTCGTCACGGAAGACGCGCGACGGCGACTTGATGCCGAACGCGCTCTTGAACGCACTGACGATACTGCCGCCGAAACTGGAAATCTGCTCCCACAGCCAAGTTATCGTGCTCAAACAACCCTTCACGAGACCCTTCATAAGATCAACACCAATACTGAGCATCTTCGAGGGCAGACCCTTGAGCGTGTTCCAAATTGTATTCCACACAGACTGCGCCACCGTTTTCAACGAGGCGATACACGACTTGATGCCGTTACCGAAGAACTTGAACGCTTTCGCGCCGAGGTTGAGCAGGTTCTCTGGCAACTGCTTCACGAAAGTGATACTCGCGTCCACTGTCTGCTTACCGATGTTCTTAATCCAGCCCCACATGCTCTTGATGCCCTTGCCGAGAAGGTCGATGCACTTCTTACCGAGTGAGAGCCAGTTGAACGCTTCCCACACGTCGACGATGGCGGTAATGATTTTCGGGATGTTTTTCACCAAGGTCGGGATCGCCTTTACGATACCTTTGATGAGTTCCCAAATAATGCCAACACCCTTCGCCAGAATCTTCGGGAAGTTGTCGTTAATCAGGTTCGCAAACTTGGAAATAATCTCCGGCGCACGCGCGATGAACTCAGGCAGGGCTTGCATGAGACCCTTGACCAAGTTCGTAATAAAGTTCATGCCTTTCTCAATCAGGACAGGGAGTGCGACAGTCAGCTTATCCGCGAATCCATCGAGCAAGTCGAGAGCCTTACTCACGAACGATGCGGCGTTGCCTTGGATGCCCTGCGCCAACGAGCCGACAATCTGAGCCGCGCCCGTAATGAGCGACGGAATGAAGTTGAAAATGCCCTGTACAAAACTCGTCAGCAGACTACTCGCAACGCTCACGAGGTTCGGCGCAGCCGCCGCGATGGACGAGCAAAAACTCGTTACCATTTCGGTTGCCTTGGACATGAGCAGAGGAAGACCTGTCACGATGCCGTTAATGATCCAGTTCAGAAACTCCGAGCCCATCTGACCAAGCTGAGGGAGGAGGGTCTGGAACGTGCCAAACGCTTGCGAAAACGCATCTCCAAGGCTCGTCAGCATTTCGGTCATCGACGTTTTACCGTTGACGAAGTCCGTAAGTGCTTGGACAGCATCTCGCATAGGCTGATTGAACATGTTGGTGATCTTGACAGAAAGTGTCTCGAACGAACCGCCCAACTCTTCAACGTCACCCGCGAGGTTATCACGCACAATGTCGGACATTTCTTGAGCCGCGCCGCCAGAAGACTCAATCGCCCCGACCAACTTATCAAAGTCTTTGGGACTTTGATTCACGATGGACAGCAGACCCGCCATGCCCGTCTTGCCCGCAATCGTAGCCGCGAGGTTCGTTTTCTGTTCCTCAGTCAGACCCGCGAACACATCGCGCAACTCGGTCATAATCTGAGACAGGGGTTTCATGTTGCCCGACGCATCGGTTAGGGTGATGCCGTACCGATCCATTGCAGTCGCCATAGCGGCGGTCGGCTTTGCCATATTTGTGAACAGTGAACGCAGGGACGTACCCGCTTTCTCGCCAGAAATACCCGCGTTAGCCATCGCACCGATTGCGACCGCAAGGTCTTCCATTTCGAAACCGAGAGCACCTGCGACGGGGCCGACATACTGGAACGCGTAGCCCATTTCCTCAACGTCAGTACACGTTTCGGCGGCAGTCACCGCAAGAAGGTCGGCGAACATAGTCGCGTCTCCCGCCTCGTAGCCGAGCGCGTTAATCGCCTGAGCCGTAATCTCGGCGGCACTTGCAAGTTCAATACCGTCTACAGAGGCGAGGTGCATAACGCCGGGCAAGCCCTTCATTATCTTTTCTGCGTCCCAACCCGCCTGAGCCAGATACGTCATTGCATCAGCCGAGTCGTTCGCGGAGAACTTGGTCGTCGCGCCCATCTCCATAGCGAGGTCGGTCAACTCGCTCATACTCTCCTTAGTACGGTCGTACTCAGGGAGAAGAGCTTTAACCTTCGACATGGTAGCGTCAAAACTCATACCCGTCTGGAGCATGTACTTGCCCGCTTCTTTCAGACACTCAACCAGTTCACGCAAGCCCTCAGCGAGAAGGTCGGCGACCGCACCCTTGAAGACTGTAAAGCCACCGCCCGCTTTATCTGCGGCGGAGGACAGCCCCGACATTTCACTCTTGGTCTCGTCGAGTTCGTCGCCCAGTTTGTCGACTTCCTTAGCGGACTCCTGCGCCTCATCGCCGAACTCATCGACCGCGTCCTCAGCCTTGTCAGCGTAGAGAGCCGCCTTAACGTATGCAGTATTTACGTCGTTAATCTCGGACTTGTAACCATCCATTTTATTGGACGTTTCGATAATCTGACGACGAAGTTCTCGCACCTGAGAGACCGACGCTTCGCCCTTCTTGAACCGCTCTTGAACTTCTTTCTCCGCCTGTTCGAGCAGTTTCAGTCTCTCCGCACTGTTCTCGACCGACTCGGCGAGAATGTCGTGCTTCATCCTGAGAAGGGTTACATTGTTCGGTGCTTCTTTCAAAGCCCTGTTTACGGAGGTCAGTTCCTTGTTGAGGTCGGAAGACTTAGTGTTTACTTCCTTCATGCTGTCCGCGATTTCTTCGAGAGCCGACTTAGCGACTTCGTTCTTCGCGTTCATCTCTTGGACAGCCTTAGCGACTTCTTCCGACTCGTCACCGAGTTTACCCAACGCAAGATACGTACCGTTCAACTGCTTCTGGTAGTCCTTCATCTTGGACTCGGTTTCCATGATCTCGCGCTGGAGGGCACGGTACTGCTCTTCCTCCTGCTCGGTGCGGCTCTCCTTCGCCGCCATCGCCCTCTCGAACTTATCCAGTTCTTCGAGCTTATCGCCGCATGCCGAGATAGCCTTGGTCAGCAGTTCGGTCTTCTGCCTCAGTGCGTCAGTGTTGGACGGGTCAAAACGGAGTAGCTTGTTTACGTCGGTCAGCTCTTTCCGCATGCTCGACATCTGCTTCTCAGCAGACTTAACAGCGTCACTCAGTTTCCGAGTATCGCCGCCGATTTCAACAGTAAGACCTTTAATTGTCCTACTCGCCATGATTTACTCCTCCTTTCCCAGTTTCTTACGAAGCGTAGAGCGGTCAGGCTTTGTCTGTTCCATACGCCATGCGTTGTCGAGATACTCCTGACCTGCCTCTGTTCGACTCAGCATGTGGATGAACGCGTCTCTCCGCCACATGAGGTACTGTACCAAGTCCAGTCCTCCGATCTCGAAGAAGTTGAGACCCGTGTACTCGGAGACCAAGTGTTCGTCCCATGAGTCGACTGTATAATGATGGTGTCCCGCACTATCCTTACTTGGGTAGTACGGGAGCATCAGTTTTTTTCACGCATAATAGAGGTGATAAAGTTCACGTATGCCTTGTAAACAAGGATCGCGGACTCCAAGTCTACGTTATACTTGCCTCTCAGTTCCTCCGCAGTCACCTTAACTCGGTCGCGGTTGAAGCTCAGGAGGCGGGCAAGGATGTCGTAGAGCGCGTCAACGCTGTCCTTTTCTCCGTCCTCCGCACCGTCAAGCCCCGCAGACAAAGCCTGTAGTTCCTTGAACAGGTCGAGCGTCGGAGTCTTTACACGAAGAACGGTCTGCTCTTCGTCCATCAACGTCAGGTCAAGCGTGGGTCGCTGTACAGTGTTAAGATTCAGTTCCATGATGCCCCTCCTAAAAGAAAGACGGAGAAGCACGATGCCTCTCCGTCAAAATTGTTTTACGCAGCCGGGATTTCCTCAATGAGTTCAACGAGCGTGCCGTTGTCGTCATGAGGCAGAGCCTTGAACTCCGGCTCGACGACCGTACCTTCTTCGGGAGAGAAGGTCAGCGTCGCACCCGCAGTGTTACGACCCTTAATGAGAATCCACAGGTTGCCGTCTACCTTGTCCTCGTGGTAGAAGCAGATAGCGTAGTAGCCGCCCTGAGCGTTGCCCGCACCACCAATCTTAGTCGTGCGCTTGCCCTCCGCAGAAGTGGTCTGGCAACGGTCAATCAGCTTGGTCAGCGTCTCGCCGTTCCAAGTCAGCAGACCGCACTTGAGCAGGGCTTCTTCGGAAGTGGTGATAATCTTGGACACGTAGCCAAGGTCGTCCTTTTCCTCGTAAGTTTCCTGCGTGTACTCAAGAGCCGCGCCGCCCTTGATGTAGCCCAGAAGATTGTCGTCCACGCACAGCGTGTCGACCGTGGGCATTTCCTCAGAGAAAGCGGACAGATAAATCTTGCCCGAACCCAGAGTGATAGTCTTCTTATCGCGCTTCGCCATAGGTTAGTTCCTCCTTTTTTCAACGTAAGTAAAGTCGTAAGTGACTTGATAGCACTGTTCATTCTCGATCCAGTCACGGTCTCGCTTCGTCCAGAACATACCCGCGTCACCCATCGCCTTTTCAAGTGCCGCCTCAGCCGCGTCGTCAGGCTCATACTCAAACATCTGAATGGTGACATCGTGAGTGAAGAGACAGGGCGACATGCCGTCCGCGCCGTCTGTGCTGATAAGGTCAGCCCACACCGCATACGTCGTTTTAGGCGGGCGTACGAAGCGATTACGACGGTGCAACACGCCTGACGCGTTCATAATCTCATTTACCACGTTTAATCACCTTCTCTATGTCTTTGATGTAGTCGTCCAACACGTCTTCGAGTGCGTCCTTGAGGAACGGGTCGGGTCTCGTCGAACCGCCGTACCACAGCTTGTGACCTTTGACAAGCAGGTGGGTCAAGCGGTACTCAGGGGCCTTGACATACCAAGTATGTTTCGTCTCGCCGAGGCGGGACTGCTCCGACTTCGACGCAATATGCGGTCTGAACTCGCCGCGCTTGCCGATAGGTGCTTTGTCGATGGTCTTACGTTCGAGCTCTCTAATCGCCCTCTTGCCCACCTTGAACACGCCGTCAGACACGTCCTTGTGGTAGTTCTTTAGCATCTTAAAGATTTCGTCCGTCAACTTCTCCGATTCGAGAAGAATCTTAGCCATACGCCTCACCTATCAATCTGACGGTGCGGTTCTGCTCCATGAAGTCGTCGTAGCCTTGGATGTTGTACCAACGCCCCTTGTAGACGATACGATAGGACTGCGGCTCGTACACCGCGTCCTCCAGAGCCCTACTCCACCGCACCTCAAACTTGAGGCGCATGTGGAACTGCTCTGTGCCCGCCGCTACGTTCTCGCGGTCGCCCCAACCAAACGACTGAGCCTGATTGACAGACAGCGCGTGGAGGCGCAGATGGTCAGTCCACTGCTCAGTGTCAGGGTCGCGCTTCTGAATGGTAAACGGTTTGTAGCTCACGCTCTCACCGCCTCCCGAAGCTGTCTAAGCTCCAGTCGGAGTTGCCATTCCATATCAGCGATAAGACGACGCTGAGAACCGATAGCCTTATACGTCAGACCGCGATTACTGTACAGGTCGTCAAGGTAGAGGAGCACAAGCTCTCTCGCTCTCGGATCGTTGGGCATAAGCGTCTCAACGTCCTCACCGACTGAACCGTGTAGAGTGCTGATGGCGGTGGACAGCATCCTCGTCACAACGGCGAGAATGGTTTCATCCGCGTAGTCAATGCCCAGATATTGAAGGGCTTCTTCAAGGGTCGGCATAGTCACCGCCTCCTCTCATAAAAGTCAACCAGACAGGGGTTAGCCCTGTCTGGTCGCTTAAATGTTACGCTACGGTCAGTTCGCCGCGAACGATAGCCTGAGCGTCCTTGACTTCCCAGTCAGCACGCATGATCGCACGCCACAGGGTCATGTCCTGCTCGAACGCGTTGAAGCCAGTAACCGCCGCCGTGTTGGACATAGCAATGGTCATCTGCTTGCGGTCGAACATCTTGCAGTATTCCTTGAGGTCGCCGACGATGAACGGCAGCTTGCCCTCGTTGGACGGCAGAACCGCGTTCGGCACGACAACCACGGGAATACGACGAGCACCGACAGACAGGTACATGTTCATGTGGTCAGCCGGGTCGGGAGCAAGCAGGTAACGCTTGTTCGCGTCCTTGAGGGTGTCGAGGTACTGGAGACCGTCGGAGTTGGTAACGATGCGGACAGTGCCCGCGAACGCCGCCAGATCGACGTTGACAGCCTTCTTGATGTCGTCGATGGAAGACATCGCAACGGCTTCCTTCTCGGTGATCTTAGCGAGAATCTGCGCGTTCTCGGTCGCGACTTCCTCGTCACCGAGCCACTCGACTACGAGGTTGGCGATAGCCGCGTCGGAGTCTTCGAGCAGTTCGTTGGTGACAGGCAGGTAGCCCGCGTACTTTTCGATTTCGTAGGTCATGACCTCGAACTGGGGCGCAGAGGTCTGCGGAATCTTGCCGCCCTCGCCGACCTTAACGAGACCAGTGTGCTGGGCACGGGTCTTGTAGGTACGACGACCCTTGTTGGTGGTGACATGCTCGTAGTCAATCAGGGTACGCAGGGAGAACTTCTCCTCCTTGTAGCGATTGACAGCCGTGCGGATGTCTTCGGGAACGGTGTAGCCGCCGTCCGCCGCAGTGGTCTCGTTCATGTTCTTGAAGCCCGCACGAGCGGCGTTCGCCAGAGCCTTGAAAGCGTCGACCTTCTCGGTAGACTTTTCCTGCTCGGAGGGCACGCCCGCCTTAGCCGCCTTTTCAGAACGCTCCAGAACTTCAAACTCCTTCTGGAGAGCGTCGATTTCGTCCAGAATGGACGCAGCCTTTTCGATGTCCTTGTTCTCGCCGTCGGTGTAACCCTTAGCCTCCTTGGACTTTTCCAGAATCATGTTCTGGAGTTCACGCATACGCTTGTTCATGTTGTTTCCTCCTTATTCGTTGTCGGTGTTGTGCTTGGCTCTCACATGCGCCAGACGCGCTCTGATTGCCATTGTGGTAGCTTTTTCGAGTTCTACCGTGTTCTCGGTAGGCTCTTCCGTGATGACGGTCTCAGGGGCTTCCTGAGCCTCGTGGACGGTCTCGCCAGTGTAGCTCTTCGTCACGCCCGCCTTTTTCTGAGCGGGCACGGCTACGAGGCTAAACTCGTAAGCGTCACTGCAACCCTCCAGTGTGAACGTGCAGACTTCCTTGCCGCCCGCCTTGTCGTAAGACTTGCCGGGCCAGTGGCGGCAGTACGCCTTTACGTTGTCCGTCTGGCAGATGCTACAGATCGCAGACGACGCGGCAAAGCCGACAGAGCCCTCGCGCTTAATACCGCCCTTGATCTCTTGAATCAGGTCGGCATTACTCGCCGTTCGCACCATGTAGCAATGCGCCACAAGTTGCATGTACGCCTCGCCCGTCTTCGTGGACTTGCCAGTCTCGACGAGCTCAGTAGCGTAGATTCGCGCCACCTGATTGTCCGCGATGTGACGGTGATCCTTGATGACCGTCTTGCCGAGGAACAGCTTTTGCAGGTCTTGCAAAGCCCGCTGAGTAAACCGCTCATACTGTCTGTCGACTTCGTTATCACACAGAACAGCCTTGAACGTGTATACTTCCTCAGCCGTCAGCGGTTCGAGTGCGTACTTGTTAATCTGCTTGAGTTCGTCCTCAGTCACTTCCTGCGGGGCGATGCTTGCCGCCTTACAGATCATGCCGGGGATGACTTCGCTCGGCGCGTGCTCGTTTTTCTCGTACACGACTTTCCCTCCTTCCTGTCAGAGTCTTTATGGTCATCAGGCTTTTGAGTGTCCTGCTGTCCATCCTTCGGCTTGTCCTCTTCCGAAGACTCTGCCTCGTCCTTGGGCTTGTCCTCGTCCTCAGCCTCTTCGGTCTGCTCCTGCGCCTGTTGCCACTGAATACCAATCTGCTCAAGCGTTACAGTAGAGCCGTTGCCGATAAGCTGGTCGCCGCCCTCTTTGGCGGGAAGGTCGAGTTTCTCTCGCGCCTCGTTGGGCGTGTACAGGAAGTTGCTCACGGCGGACACGAGCGTCTCGACCTGCGACTTCTGGTCGGAACGAAGGAGAGCCGCAGTGTTGAACTTGACGTGATAGCCCTTCTCGTCTTCCGCATCAGTGAGGAGCTTGTAACCCGTCTCCTGCTCCCATCCAGTCAAAATAAAAAGCAGTGTGTCCGTAAGGAAGGACAACTGCTGTGCCTCAGCCGAGGCGTAACTGGACTTACTATAGTCGCCAATCTGCGCGGGCTTAATGCCGAACGCCGAGGCAATCTGGAGAGCAGTGTACTGCTTAATTTCGAGGAACTGACTGTCGGACAGTTTGAGGTTGAGCGGGGTGAGTTGCATGCCGAACGGCACAGGGATGATGTTCTCGATGCCCTTGCTCTTCATCTCGCCCTTAGCGTAGGACTCCATACCACGAGTCAACGCCTCGACGTTCGCGTCCTTCAAGCCGCCCGTGTATTGGAGCACTGCCTTGGCGGTCATGCCCGACTCGTACAGTTTGTTAAGGAACTTCTGCGCCTTAATGCCGCCTTGAATCGTACTCGCCAACTGCTCACGCACGCTGACACCCACGAGACCGTCGAGCGTCAGGTGACTCTTGAGGTGAATGACCTCCTCAGAGCCAAGCACCGCCGTACCATTCTTATTGCTGACGCGGTAGTACACGTCCGGCGCGTCCTTGAGCATGCACGCATCGTCGTACCAGACCTGCACGGTCGTCGGGTCGATGGGCCATAGCTGAGGACGCTTCGGGTCGCGGGTATCGATCCACGCGTAGGCGTTGCCGTAGTGATTACGACAAATCTCCATCGTACACTTGAACGTCGCCGCAGTCATGTAGCGGTTAGGACGCTCGTTAAGCATGCGGTAGTACGGGTGCTCTCGCGCCACGCTCACGCCCTGACCCTGCTGATACTGCATGATTTTCAACGGCAGTTTGCCGACGCTCTCCGACAGCACCTTGACGCAACTAAAATAAACGGCTTCGTTCATCGCAGCCGCGTCGCCCGTATGGTCAATGCCGAGGAAGTCGAGCAGGTGATTGAGCTCCGTGGTGTCCCTCGCGCTCTTCCCTCTCAGAGCGTTAGAGGCGGCACGAAGCCGTTCAAAAATCTTCATACACTTTCACTCCTTATTGCCACCCCATCATTCTCAGGTAACTCTCAAGTTCGTTATCCACGTCGACCTGCACACCGCCCGTGTTGAGGAGCATGAGCGCGTGCGCGTCGATGAACGCGTCGACAGGGTCGATACGCTTGAACTTCGCGCCGGGTTTCTTGTCGACCTTAATCTCCTCGAAACTGTTGCGCGTGATCGCCGCGTTAATCATCGACCATGTCAGCAGTTCATTGCTCTGGTCGTACTCGAACGACCCGCTCTTGGTGAGCAGTTGTACCGCTACCGTCGCGTCGTTCAGATTTCGCGCGGACTGCGTGATGGTGACGACGGGACAGCCGAACGTCTCCAAGTCCTGCATTACACCCGCCGCGTTGTGCGGGTCGATGCCGATGCCCATGAAGCTCAAGCCGTACCGCTCCCGCAATTCAGACAGGTGCGCTACGATGAACTTATAGTCGTTCATGTAGTCCGTGCCGCCACCCGTGACCGTGATAAGACCCAACTGCTCCCACAGGTCGTAGGGTGCAAGGTCTGTCTCGACGTGTTCCTCCAGTCGACCGCGCGGCATAAAGCTGTGCGTGTAGACGTAATACTTACCGGCCCCGATGGGAAACTCCAAGGCGAGGGTGGTCAAGTCGCCACCGCTCGACAAGTCAAGACCGACGTAGCACTCACGATGACCCGACCGCACGATGTCCGCCAGACGACGCTCAGACCCGCACGCTTTCCACGCGTCGGGGTCGATGAACTGGTCGTCCGTGTTCTTGACCCACATGTTCAAACACTTGGTGAGGAAGTCTCGCAGCTCAGAGCCGCCCATGTCACGAGCGGTCTTAGCGTCCTGCCTCAGTGTCTCCATGCGCTCCTTGTCACGGCAGAGGAACGGATTCGCCTTGACCCAGTTACGCTCATCCCAGATGTCGTCGCCTTGGTCGAGGCAATAGATGTCTATAAAAAAGTCCTCCGCAGTAGTTAGACCGCGCAGGACTTTAACAGCATAGTCGTCCATCTCCTTACAAAAACTGTTCAGCTGGTCGCCACGAGTGGTAATCATACTGACCAGTGTTTCGGGTAGTGAACGCGTACCGTTGTAGATAGCTTTGTAGATTTTATTGTCTTTGTGCTGATGCAGTTCGTCGATGGATGAGAAGATAGAACGGAAACCATCTTCAAGACCAGACTCACGGCTCAGAGCCTCAATCGTGCAGTGCGTGTTCTGCGCGATAATCATAGACTTATAGTCTTTCACCCAGAACAGTTCGCCAAGGTCGGGGTCGATGCCGATGAACTTCGACATTTCCTCCCACGCAAGACGCGCCTGACGTTTCTTAGTTGCGACCGTGAAGAGCTTACCGTGCATGTAGCCGGAGAAGCCCGCCACGTATGTACCGAGAATACCGTTCTCGAAGGTCTTACCATTCTGACGAGCCATGCTCTTATAGCGTCGGCGGAAACGGCGGAAACCGTTCAGCTTCTTCCAACCGAACGTACAACCGATGTCGAACACCTGCGCGGGAATCAGCTTGACAGGCTTCGGAACGTTACCCTCGGCGATGGTCAGCGTCTCAGCATAGGTCAGAACTCGCTCGGCGGCTTCTGCGTCCCAGTAGTACGGGAAACCACTTGTGCGCTCACGGGCCATGTCGTTCAAATGACGCTGACACGACAGACGGTGCAACTCGCCTACGCCCTCGACCTTGCCGGACACGACTGCGCGGGCGTACTCTGTTACACGGTCAATTCGTCCGTCCATAGAGCGGCTCACCGCCCTCCTGCTTTACCCCGCCGAACTGGGCAAACTTATTCACCTTCTCAGGCTCGTCCTTCACGGGCACTTGGAGCTTACACCTCGAACTGATAGACAGACCGAGCGTGGATGCCGCCGTGTGCGCCTGTTTGAAGTAGCGGTCAAGTCGCTTGTCTACCTTCTCAAGCATCTCCGTCCACACGACCAAGTCCTCGACGCTAACGTCGTCCCCCTTTGGACGCTGACGCTGGATAGCGCGTAGGTCGCTGACTGCCTGTTCGTAACACTCCTGAGCGGTTACGTAGCGTGCCAACGTCTCACAGTCTGTCTCTCCGAAAATCTTAATCTTCTGGAGTTGTCGACTGATTTTATCGAACCGCTTCTTCTGACTCGCTGTTAAGTAGGAAGGTGCGGTAATATCGTCAGTACACGGTTGCACTTCGCTGCTTCGGCGTTCCTCGATTTCTGCCTTGGTCAAATTCTTTTTTCCTTTGGCTATTACGAGGTCAATAGGCTGTCGCTGTCCTGCCATATTACCGACCTCCTTTCTCTCTGTTGTTTTCTCTCAGACTGTTCATGATCTCCCGCACGTCCAGAGCGTCGGAGGCTTGTCTGCCTCTGAACTTCTCAGGATGCCGCCCGTTGTGACAACTCGTACACAGCGGTTCGAGGTTAGACACGTCGAGTCTGAGCTCCCACCCCTCAGATGTCTGGATGGGTTTTATGTGATGCACTTCTACCGCCAGACCAGTACAACCAGTCAGACCTGCCGTGCATCGGTAGCCCGCGTCCGAGAGTACCGCTCTGCTGACAGCCCGCCATGCGGTACTGTTGTAGAACTCTCTATACTTCGGGTCGCGGCGTTTGTTGTAAGCCTTGTTGTACATCCGTTTGTTATAGGCTTCGGTGTCCGCCCGTTTTGCCTCCATTATCGGCGCACAGTTTGAACAGTACCTCAAACCCTGCGGGATCAATGCACGGCAACGGGGGCACGCTTTTAACACTGCCATAGTTCCACCCCTCCCAAGGGGAATAAAAAAAGACAGCACGTTTTATCCGTCCTGTCTCCACTCTATTATTATAGCACAATAATGTGTGCAATGGTGTGCAATCTTTCCTGCGTAGACAAGTTGTCTACGCTTAAAAAAAGTTGTCATATATATTTATATAACTAATACCCGTTGATATTCCTACATTCTTGGGGTAAATTCGGCATGGTTGTAGACAAAAAGACAAGACAACCATCAATTTCCTATAAAGGGGTAAAATAAGGCGTAAAATAAATCCTGAGAATAATGCTATTCTCTATTTTGCGTGTTTTTACAATCTTATAGAAATCTTGTCATTTTTGTCTTTTTGTCTTTGTTAAATATATATTTACGTTTTCTTAAACGTATATTTACTTAATATTATAGGAAGTGAGGAATATCAAGGGGTTTTAGTTATATAGACATAACGTAGACAACTTTTAGACAAGAATTTTTTTTAACCAATTCTTGTCTACAGTTTCCCCCGTTGACCATCAGGCGTGCCCTCACCCCCAGATACGGGGAGCAGGAGATGTTGAATGTTCAACAAATGTAGGGACTTTTTGCTACGAAGATG